GGCATCTCAATCCACTCGCGGGAGTAGCTTCGAGCAGAGCTGTCAAACGTGCCGTTGATATTAATACCCCACGTCCCCGAAGCACCACCACCAGTCTTGGTAGGAGCATCATTGGCGATCTCGGCATTAACAAAAGCCGTCGTGGCCAACTGTGTCGTGTTCGTACCGACCGAGGCTGTCGGAGCGGTCGGGGTGCCAGTAAACGCCGGAGAGTCGAGCGACCCAGCGTTGGCGATGACAAAGGCCGTCGTGGCCAACTGCGTGGTGTTGGTCCCGACCGTTGCCGTAGGGGCCGTCGGTGTGCCCGTCAGCGCGGGTGAAGCCAGAGGGGCCTTGGTGGCCGCCTCATCGTTCAGGTTGGTGAAATTGGCGTCCACCTCGGTGTGCGTGAGAGGCGAACCCTTCCCGGCCCGCGTTATGATGGTCGCCATTCATTCACCTATTAGTCGAGAGTGACGTCAAGATCGCCCGCCGGGATGCGGAGGACGTCGCCCGTCGAGATAGTCTTCGACGCGGTCAGCGTGGCGTAGACCAGCATGTTGCCGCCCGTGGATGCGTCGAAGACGGCCACATCGGTGATCGTGCCCCAGCTACCCGTCGCCGTCGGCCATTCGATGGCCGCGTCGTTGGTCGCCAAGTTGCCGCTGACCGTGAACGTCACAGCCTCGCGGGTGTAGGCATTGCCCGATATCTCAGTGCCGCCGCCCGTCTCGCCGGGCGCGGCAGTGAAGAGACCGACATACCAAGCCGTCGGGCGGGTCGGTGATCCGGCAGTCAAGGCCCACTGAAGCACGCGGGTCTCAAGGTCGTTTGTGAAGCTCATGTCGTACCTCGTTTGATTTTCATCACCAAGCCTGATCCGCCGTATTTGGCGTCACCTGAACTCGTGTTCAAATTGTCGATGCCCTGCGCGAAAAGCGCCTCCCAAACTTGGATACGAGCGTCGTCCTTCAGGTATGGCGCAGTATGCACCAAAGCGCCGTAAAGGTAAACGTCGGGCGCTTCCGTCAAGAGCCAGTTGACCGTGTTGCTGTCAGATAGGGCAGGCACGCGGGCATAATACACCAGAGACGCATCGTATGTTCCGTCTGGCGTTGGATACAGTTCGAGGCCGCCCGCAGTGAGCGCATAATGCGTTGGAGCGCCAGCCTCGTCGTTACGCTCACCGCGCAGTTGCAGCATTTGAGCCGTGCTGATCGGAGCGACCTCGCCAGTTTCGCCACCCGTCAACTGCAAGCGGATGGGCTGTAGGAAGTCGGACGGGATGGCGCTGTATTGCGTGTCCAGTTCAGCCGTCGAGCGCGTCTCCATGCGCCAATGGCGCAGATCGCGGCTGATGCGGCTTTCGGCAAGGCGGATAAATGTCGGGATGGCCGACGTAAGATCGTCGCGGTTTAAAAAGTCCGCGATGGCCGTCTTGAGTGTGGCGTAGGTCGTGATGGTCATTTCTTCTTCGCCTCGTTGCGGGCCGAAATGGCCTTGGCTTTAGCCTTGGCGTCCGCCTTGCTGCTTGCGCCCCATGCGTTGAGTGATAGCAGAAGTCGCGTGGGTTTTCCATCGGCATCGCGCTCGGGACCGGGCATACCGCCCATTCTGGCCAAGAAGGACGCCCGGCGCGGGTTGTCGCCCGACTTCACAGGCGGCTTCAGGTTCATGCCCTCGGCCTTGGCAGACGCGCGGCCTTTGGCGTTTAAGCCGCCCTTTGGGTTTTTCCCTTCTGATCGCTGCCAAGCCGGGGTTTTCGCCATTACTTCTTGCCCTTCTTGGCCGTCTTGGCAGAAGCCTTGAACGCGGCAGCGGTCGGCGCACCCTTGGCACCGGGCTTCCGCATTTTTTCGCCCGATCCAGCCGCAATGCGGGCGCGCTTTTCAGCGATATTTTTGTACAATCCGCCGGGCATTACTTCTTGCCCTTCATCATGCAGCGGCCCATAGCCTTGCACTTGGCTGGGTTCGGGCAGCCCTTGCAGGGCGTGAACTTCGGCGTAGGCTTTTTCATTTCTTGCGAGCCTTTCCTGCTTGCGAGAGTGCGATTGCGATGGCCTGCTTGCGCGATTTGACAACGGGAGCCTTCTTGGGGCCAGCCGGATCAACGCCGCCATGTAGGGTGCCGCGCTTGAATTCGCCCATGACCTTAGCGACCTTGGCGTCTGCTTTGCTCGGCTTCTTCATTGCTGCCCCCGTTGATGGATGCGCGCACAATAGCACATTGCAGGCAACCGCGCTAGGCAATCCCTTTGAGGTTTCGTCTGATCGGCTCACCCCAATCAGCTTCGACCGGGCGATAGCCGACGAACAGATAGCGCAGGCTGTCGCAGGTGTGGCTGGTCCAATCATGCTTTGGCTTCGAGCGCCACGTCTTGGACCGCTCGTCCCAATCGCGCTGATACTGCCGCAGGGCTTCGATGAGCCGCGTATGCTCCTCGTGGATATACGTTCGGGCCAGACCGTTGCGAACAGCTTGGATGCCGTCCTCAATCGGGATGTTTGGCGCGATGGTGATGTTGCGGATGCCGAGGCCCTCAAGGGTTTCGATCCGCGACACGCCGCTGCCCAACTCGCGCACGCGGGCGTCGTGCGGCAGGATGTGGCTGGTGTAGGTGTAGGGCTTTTCCGACAGCAGGCGGGCGTAATGAGCCAAGCCCACGCCGCTGTCCTCAATGTGGTCGATGATGCGAACCTCGTTGCCGACGAACTGGGCGAACACGATGGACGTGGTGTCGTCCATGCCCAAGTCCCAAGCCGTAACAACGCCGATCTGCGGCTCATGCAGGACGTTGCGAATGCGGCCAGATGCCGTCATCTCTTTCATCTCTTTGCCGTAGTATGCCCCGGTGATGGCCGCTTCAAAGCTGCATTCGAATTCTTGGTCGTAGCGATCCGGGCCGATGGTCTTGAGCGCGTCGTTGAGTTCCATCTGCGGGATGATGCGCGTTTCTGATGCGGGCAGCACCAGCGAGAACCAGTTGGAATCGCGCGTGGCCTTGTCGTAAATTTCCCAGAATTCGTTCTTGCCTTTGGGCGTGCCGATGAAGGTTGCCCGGCCTTGCCGGTCGGCCAGTGCTGGGCGAATGACTGTGGGCCATGCGTTGGCTGGGAAGTCTGCGGGTTCGTCCAGCACCACGTCATCGAAATAAAGGCCACGCATGGCGTCGTAGTTGTCAGCGCCGAACAGGCGGATGCGTGCGCCGTTCGGGAAGTCTGCGCGCAGTTCGCTTTCGTTGTAGGACATGCCGGGGATCGGCGCGGTAAACTGCTTGATGTAGTCCCAGCTAATGGCTTTGGCTTGGTTGTAGTATGGCGCGATATAGCCGCAGCGCACGTTCTCGCGTGGTGTTGTGATGGCCGACTTGATTAGGTCATTGATTGCGCCGACCGTCTTGCCGAAGCGGCGATGCGCCACGATGCAGGCAAACCGCTCCTTGCGATTGTGGAACGGCAAAAGCTGCTTGCGCGGCAGGTAGGGGATTTCAATTGTCGGCATTCTTCCACTGGATCGTGAGCGGGCCGCCGTTGCTGGTCATGTCGATCTCTTGCTTTTCGCGCCAGCCTGCGCGGGTTTTCATCCAGAAGATCATAGCGGCGGTGTCGCCCTTGGTGGCCTTGTTGAACAGCGCACCGCCGACTGAGGCGTTGGCGCGGGCCATCGCTTGGTTTAGTTCCGCCCGGTAATATTTGGTCAGCGTTTTGTCATCAATGTCCAAGATGTCGGCGATCACCTTTTGCGGCGTGCCGATGGTTGCGTGAAGCTGGACAAGCTGGCGGCTTTCCTTGGTTGGTTCATGCGGGCGGCGGCTCATGCTGCAATCCTCTTGGTTGCCAGCGCGTTGAACGTCTCGCCAGATCCTTCAAGCGTTGCCTCTTGCCCGGTGAAGTCCTGCCAGCGTTTGATGATTACGTCGCAGTAACCACCATCACGCTCCATCATGTAAGCGCGACGATCAGTTTTCTCGCACACAATTCCAAGAGTGCCACTGCCGGAAAACAGATCAAGGACCGCACCTTTCTGAGGAACTGACAAATATTTAGCAGAAAATTCGATGACCTCAACTGGCTTTTGCGTAGGGTGAACGCTGCCCTTTAGCGCCGATCTGTTGACCGTCT